CTGTTCTTAAGGGATTCTACTTACTCATATCTACAAAGTCTAGCAAAGGGATTACATGCCCTTTAACAAACCCGATAAACCAGAAACACCAGCACCCGCTGCAGCTCCAAGAACAGCGCCCACAGGGCCACCGACTAAGAAACCTGCTGCTCCACCCAAAACCACTTTTATCCAATCAATATGCTGATCATTGGGCATAGAAGTGGGTTGGTCCGCTAATATAGTCACTGCCTCTAATCGCTCAGCAAGACTTTTCGAACCATGAGATGTTGCAACAACACGTGATACAGTTGTGTATTCATAATTTATATATACATCAAGACGAATTTGTGGATTTGTGGTAGCGTTTTGAATCTTTCCAGAAATGACCAGAAGTGGGTAACTATAATTACTCATCGCATCTGATCCAGCTATAAGGTTTTGAACGTCACGGAACAAGTAATCGTCGGAGTCATCCGGCAACCAATACGTATACGCACCTTGTACCAACGGTCCATCATACGCTCCGGGAACTCTTGCGAGATTCTCCCAGTTCGCTAATGGTGTTGGCGATGCTGCTATAGCAAGGTTGTCTCCCCACGTCCCACCGGGCACAAGCGCGGCTGCAATATTACCACCACCGGCAGTCAAATTGCCTACATAGGATGCTAACACACTCATAGACACAGGACGACACTTACTCATAATGGCGGTTCGAGCTGCATTTGCAAATGATGCCGTCTCAGGGTCATCATTGTAAATGTCAAAGTTCGTTCCGACAGTAGAATTCGCGAAGTTCGTTGTCCATAGGGCAGTAGGGTTAGTACCATCTTTGTAAGCAACTTGAGTGCCAGGGATGTTAGGATTGAAGGTCACGCCTGCACTGGTCATGATGGGATTGAAGACATAACTAAAACGACCGGCATCTGTTGTCGCACCCACAGCCGCGCCATTAACACCCTCCACCAGGTAAACTACTTTACTCTGATAGGTGGCTGTCCTCTCCCTACAATAAGGGTCGGGGACTCTGGCATCTGGAAACTCTCTCGGATCAATGAGTGAGGCCAAATATCGCGACTGTTTATTGACTAACATACCGGAAGAACTGGCTCCAGCTACAGCGGGACAAATGTTGCCGTAGGCGGAATCGAAAACCTGACGCACTCTCTGCTGAGGAGTCTGTAAACTCCTGATAGCAGGCATCAAGTTTCTTTTCCGATTGGCCCTACGACGAGCACCTTTGGATCCCACTTTGGCGGCCAAATTTCTCTTTCTTGTGTTCGCAACTCGTGCACCTGCAGCTCCAAAACTGGTTGGATTGTTAGGACTCACGCTTGCATTCACTCCACTAATTTTAGACATTCTTGATTATGTGTTTATTATACTAAATTCTATGTAATTATTTTCGTAGGTCCCCTCATTCGCTAGACCCGCAAGGGTCTCTCTCACTTACCACCACTTTGATCAGTGAGCCGGAATCAGGAAAACTAATTGTAGTCGATTTCATTCATCTTAATGAACAGAACATGTTCAAAAAAGGTGAACGGTCGAGTAGGGTATTGCTCCTCAAAATTAGCGATTTCGCTAGGGTCGGTGCTATAGCGGCGAGCCATCTGATCAATGACTTCCCACTCGATGATTTTCGGTTTCCGATTTAGATCGGCCCTAGCATCATCGACTTCTGGACGCACTTTAAAAGCATTTAAGTGGTCCAAATCTACTGCTACCTTCTTAGAAACCCCACTGGTAAAGTTACGAACAAATACACGCAAACACGGTACTTGCAAGAACGAAGCATAACCAGTAGCCACTTCATTTAGAAATTTATAGGCTGCGATTTCCAAGTCATCAGTCTTGAAAATCAAGCGCGGATCGCGCAAACTCTTCCCCGCCTTCAAAACACGCGAGGGTAGAGGGCCCCAAAAATAACCAAACGTCGAGTCTACTCTATACCACATCCCTTTTAAAAACGTAGCTTCACCAATGTACGAAGGGTATTTCAATTTGATGTCAAAACCCAAATAGGCAAACCCCAAAGCAGGATTTTCTGGGAAAGACAACAAAGAAAACACAATCGCGTGAGCTGTGACTACGGAGTTGCCAAAGGTCGTGTCGGCACCCCCGGTATGACGAAGTGGACGTTCAGCGAGCGACACTGTCACTTTCTCAGAAGAATGTTGGCGTTTCGATCTGGCAACATACGTAGCAGTCGATAGCGTCTCAAGGGCTTTTAGCACACCCTGCGAGACGCCCAACTCCTTCATAAATCGCCATTGCAAACGCAAAGGACCATAACTCTGAGATTGATCAAACATCGCAAAATCTCCTTCATAAAACTGAACGGATCCATCTTTCCGCCACTGAATCACTAAAGAATCGTCACCCGCTACCAGAATATGGATAGCTGACACTTTGGGCATCATAGCATTTTCTGCCCATTGTGTCAACTGCAAATCTGTGCTGGCCCCCCCATAAGTAAGATATATACTCCACGAACCGATAATCACTGGATCAGGCTTCATGTTCCACACTGCCTTAAGTCTATTCATTGCTTCATAGACTTCGGGTCCAACATAGCATTGGACTAAAGGGTGGACATTAGCGATCGCACGCGGTTTTAGATTCATGAATATGTCACTACTCATGGGTTTAGTGCCTGTCTTGGTCAACATCTCGTCAACTTTCACCATAACCTCAATTTTCGTGAGGTGCTTAAAACAGACGGAAGGTCCCTCGTCCATAAAAAGTGGCAAACAAACCTGATACCGTGACTTCTGTTGGGGTCGTTCGAAATGATTTAGCCATTGATCAACTACATCATTCCAAATAATAGGACCACCTGCCGACAACTCAGGAACCAATAAAGGTTGAATTGCCGTCCAGCGTCCCAACTGCTCCAACGGGGCCATGGGTGGTGCTGCTAATACACGAGAGATCATGACACCAAGTTTCTGTTCATCGTTATTCATAGGAACATAGCCTGGGACGCTCGTAGGTAAAAGCCACCAAAAAGTACTTCTCACATCTTCGTAGCCTGTGAGAGTTATAGTACCTATAGGTTTCAAAATAGAACACAAAGGTTTCGGATTAAAAAATGGTTCTGCAGCAGTAGGTGTCTCCGCAAGTTCAGGAGGAAAACTACTGACGTGGTTGGCATCCATAAGAGGTGGTCGATCTGTCCATTCCGTAATATAATGAGCTCGGCGGAACTCCTCATACCGGCAAGGTTTCTTTAACCACGCAACCCCAGCGACAGTCGCCCCTAAAGCCAAAACAGCTGTTAGAGGTAACATGCCAAACGCTTGATCGAGGAAAGGATCTAAAATCTCACATGCCAAATTCCAGCCCATATGGAGGGCAACAGCTGGAACAAATGGCAACGACAATGCAAGACTATGCATCCCTAAGCAGCCAAGGGCGCCTACAACGCCCATACGACTCCACAAGGGATACCGACACAACTTTCCTACTAATTCAGCTGGTCCAAATAAGTAACCAAGTGGACCCATACCGCGTTTAATGGCCTCTTCTACAATCGGCGACAAGAAACAACGAATCATGGGACTCCACGAACCTTGGCAATCTATTAAAGACCCCTGGGTGACTTTACCGACAGATACTCTCTTCAACGCATAACCAACCACCGGCCGCATTTTCCACACCAATACCAATGCTGCTAGTGCCAAACCGCACTGAACAGGCTTAAAATATGGTTTTGGTGGAGACAACGATTTACCAACCAATGACTGATTATACGCATTCATGATATCGCATTTATCGCTTAGAAGACTCAACCACCCCAACGCCTCGCTCTCCAACTCACCCGCAAAAACACACAGGGCAGTATGGAAGACCAGATCTTTAGTCTGATCTGGAAAACACCGTAAAAGAACAGCGGCATCGGTTTTCTTAACCTCAGCGTTCACAGTGTTCACGATTTGTCTCAAAAGGTTGGCGTTTCTAGGACGACCAGCGTAATAAGACCTTAAGTCTCGAACGATGGCGTCACAAACTACCACCCTCTTACGAGGACAATATTTCGCTACCCACTGGAGGGGGAGAACTTTGAGTTTAAAATAATCGATCCACGATTCGGATTCAAATACGGGAACCTCGACGTGAGAAAACTGATATTGGGCACCAGTGCCCGAAATACCAGCATCAATGATTTTATTTTCTGTACGATGAAACGCTACCACGAGCATACCTGCCCCGATGGTGTGTTTAACATACCAGCATAATCGTGTGCCATCACCGAAGTCGAACACCGAAGTAGTCCAGATCCAATCGCAAGGATCATGTGGAGTACTTATAGGCGAATGTTCGTCAGGGCGATGCATTATCATGCCAGATGCCAAGTCACGCCACCAAGCCCCTTCACCATAAACCGTTCCAGCTGCACCGCAGAAACAGTGGCCTACCCAAGCGGCAGTACCACCGATCATCAAGCGATCGCGAAAAGATTCAGGGCGAAAAGGGCCGGCTCCGTCCATATAAATGTCTACCATCAACAATGAAGGTTGCTTGTGTTGAAACTCGGTGGTGAAGGAAACCCCATCACAGAGGCGTCCAAAATCAGAGGGGACAATAGGGTCTTGGAATATAACCAAATTAACCAACTCTTCTTGCCACACTTGGTGATTAAGAGTTTTCATTATTTCAATATCACGTGATCCGCCATATATCGACCAAATCTCAGCGCCCAAAAAACGTATAAACTTGGACTCCAAGAATTCTATGGCCTTAACAGTGGCAACCAATCTAACCTTGGCAGACACCGGATGGCTACTAAGGCAGGAACGATCTTCTGCCTTAGGGAACACACTAATACCTAATTTATTCAAACTCTTAATCACATCTAAATGTTTCTCATTAACACAAGGCCTATATCGTTGACAGGCTTCGTAAAACATCACTTTCTTCACTCCTCGTAAAAGCTGTTGCGCTAAAGGAGGAGCACCAGACGGCGTGGGGCGGATGCGGGGAGGCTCTAATTCACTCCGCTCAACATCCAACGCGGCCTGGACTCTACTACTATCGACATACTCATCAGCCGTCATCGTAGCGAGATTCTGAGCGACCGGAAGCGGCAAATCCGCAGTCCTGCTCGTCGTGTTCGCTCCTGCCAATCTATCAACAGGCGGAGGTGGCACCCCTCGCGAGGCACCACCGGGTCCTGCAGACACGTTTGGAGGTGATGATTTCTTACTACCCTTAATCTTTTCCTTCCGCAAGGCATTTTTACCCTTTGCAGCAGTAGTCGGAGGGAGCTGAGTATTGTTCTTCTTTTCCACTATCTTTCTTTTCTCAGAGGATTTCTTCTCCATTGATAATAGGTCAGATATTTGCTAA